GTGTGACTGGTGAAGGAAGTAAAACAACATATAAACTTGGACATGCCAAAGAATGGATTGATATTCCAACTATCGAAAATCAAATTGTAATAAGCAAAAGCACTTCTGATATGCATAGAACTTGGCCATGGGAAGGTGATAAGCCTAGAATTACAATTGCATTTGATATTGTTTCTAGAAGTCAAATTACTGGATCCGGAGCAAGAGGTGAAAAATATCCTTCAGTATCGTGTGGAGCACACCAAATATCTGATAATCATTGGATTCCAATTAATAATGGAAAATAATTATGACATTTAATACAATTGCAAATTATATAAACACAAAACAAATTAACTTAGATACTAAACTTATGACTAAAACATGTATGAGTTTGGAGAGTCATATTTTAGATAAATGGAATAGAGATGGTCCGCAAACTGAAGGTCAGTATCGTAAACTCGCTGATGCTTTAGTGGAAACTGGAAAAACAACAGTATTATATTATAAATATAATTTACTTTTATATCCATACGGTCAGTTATATGACTTGTATAAAGAAATTTCAACTTTCTTCAAAGAAGTGGCAGGAGAAGATGCATTGCGCCATGGTTATTACATGCAATGTTGGTTAAATATTTACAAAAAAGGACAATTTATTGGTTGGCACAGTCATTCTGGAAATGGCAATAAAATCATTCCATCGTATCATGGATTCTATTGTGTGACTGGTGAAGGAAGTAAAACAACATACAAAGTTTCTCCACATAAAGATTTAATTGATGTTCCTACTGTACCTAATCAAATTGTTATGAGTAAATGTAATAGTGATATGCATAGAACTTGGCCGTGGGAAGGTGATGAGCCTAGAATTACAATTGCATTTGATATCACATGTAGACAGCAGATAAATTTCTCAGATAGTGCTAATAAAATTTATCATAGAGATTCCGAAGAATATAATATTCCTTCTAAAGCAAACCTAGGAGAATATGCAGTAACTTATAATAATCATTGGATACCAGTTATATGAATTTTGATTTTGGAATTTTAGAACTGTTATTTTTACTGGCAGTTGCATTTTTAGCTTTTCGCAAGATTTCACAGGCTAATAGTGAAATAACAAACATCACAAATAATGAACCTCAAGTTGAAGTTGAAGTTGTTGTTGGTAAAAGTGAAGTTCATAATAATGAGATTTTTCTTTGGGATAAAAACACAGATGTATTTTTATGTCAAGGCTCAACTATTGAAACTGCAATAAAGAATTTTTTAAAAAACAATCCGAATAAAAGAATAGTGTTTGAGGTCAATGAATGAACGCAATAAAAACAAAAAGCAATTTAATGGATGGCAGAGATGCATTCAAGCCATTTAATTATCCTTGGGCATATGATTCATGGTTAAAGCACGAACAGAGTCATTGGCTACACACAGAAGTGCCAATGGCTGAAGATGTTAAAGATTGGAAGAAAAAATTAACAGCAGAAGAGAAACATTTTCTCACGAACATTTTTCGTTTCTTCACACAAGGTGACATTGACGTTGCTGGTGGTTATGTAAAAAACTATCTACCATATTTTCCACAACCTGAAGTGCGTATGATGTTGCTTGGCTTTGCGGCTAGAGAAGCATTGCACGTTGCCGCATACTCACACTTGATTGAAACATTAGGTCTACCAGACACAACATATAATGAATTCTTAGCATATCAAGAGATGAAAGACAAACACGATTATGTGTTAGATATTTCTAGTAAGAATGGCGACTTGCAATCTACTGCTACTCACATTGCAGTATTCTCAGCATTCACAGAAGGTATGCAGTTGTTCTCTTCATTCATCATGCTATTAAACTTCCCACGCATGGGTAAGATGAAAGGCATGGGACAGATTATTACGTGGTCTATTGTTGATGAAACGCAACATGCAGAATCTATGATTAAATTATTCAGATCATTTATTCAAGAGAATAATGAAATCTGGAATGATGAATTAAAATCTAAGATATATACTATTGCAGAACGAATGGTTGAACTTGAAGACAAGTTTATTGACTTGGCGTTCGGTATCAATGCGATGGAAGGACTTACTTCAGAAGAAGTTAAGAAGTACATTCGCTATATTGCAGACAGGCGCCTTATCAGCCTTGGGTTGAAAGGCATATTTAAAGTTAAAAAAAATCCATTACCTTGGGTTGAAGAAATGATTAACGCTCCAACGCATACCAATTTCTTTGAGAACAGAGCAACCGACTATGCAAAGGGTGCAACCAAAGGTGATTGGGCTGACGTTTGGGGTAAAGCCGCATGAAAAAAATATTAGTATCGTTATTCATCTTATTATCATTTAATGCATTTGCATGGAATCAACGTGCGCCTTTTCCTGTAGAAGAATGCGTAAAACATTCTCCATATGGATTTCCAGTTGTACAAAATGTTCAACCAATTTGCAGACAGGCATATCTTGTTGGGTATGATGTACAAGCAAAGATTCCAAAATTTGTTACGTACTCGCTAATACCGCCAAATGCATTAGGTTGTGTTGCACGTACTAATGCATTTGTTGCAGATCAATCTATACCTAATGGTCCACGTCCAGATGACTATGCAAACACAGGTTACGATAAAGGTCATGCCGCACCAGATGGTGATATGAGTTGGGATATACAAGTAGAATATGAATCTTTCTTAATGACAAACATGTACCCACAAGCAGGTTCATTGAATCGTGGTGTTTGGAAATTACTTGAAACATCTGTTCGTGGTTGGGCAGTACAACACAATCAATCGTTTACAATTTATGTTGGTGGTGTCTATGATGCTAATGACAAACGAATTGGTAATGGTGTAGTTGTTCCGCATGGATACTATAAAATTGTAATTAATAATCAAACTAAAGAAATTGCGGGATGGGCATTTCCTCATACCGAACCATATCCAAATCTAGGAAATGATTTAACTAGATTCAGAATGACAGTTGCACAAATCGAACAATCTGCTGGTGTGATGTTTGGATTTCCTAAAGGTGCAATAGAATTACCTCCAGGTAGAGAATGGGCAGTTGACTTTGGCGCATTAACTAACGCCAAGCGTAAAAAGTGTGGTTAAAAATAAATCATGTGGCGACTATGGGCAAAAGCACTAGGTGAAAAGGCTAGTGCATGTGATAAAGAGTCGGACAGAGTTGCAATTATCAGAACAATTATTGTGCTTTGCTATATAATAACAAACATATTCATCGTAGCAGGCGTTATAAGGCATTGGTAAAACATGGCACACATCGTAGCAAATCTTCCCACAGTTAAATGTTTTGTACGCAAAGAATTTCTCTATGACTTTGAAAAGGGTCATGGAGAATTAGTTCCTTGCTGGTGGATAAGTATAAAGAGTCTGAGGGGACAAGCATTTCGCATAGAAGCATATTTAAATGAATACGGCGCACTATATGACAAATTGCCATTACACGCATTCTGCTGGAAAGAAATAACAGATGAGATGCCCCTTGACCAATTACAATTGTGGGATTGTTTGTCATATGACATTACTGTAATTAAAAAAGCACAGTTACAATCTCAGAAATGTAAATTTAAAAGTAAAGCTGGTGATTGGAGATATGGCGAGTATATGTTTACTGTCGATTCTGCCCATCCAGATTTTAATATATTAGATACAGGATTCAGCGAAGACATTGAGGATCACAAATCTTACAATTTTATTAAGTGTGATAATGGGCAATTTGCGGCACAGCCCAACAATAGAATGTTGATTTTAGAACCTAGTAGTAATCCAAAGGAACTTAAGATTCCAGATTTCAAAGTAGCAACAAAGCGTTGGTCAGTAGAGACTGAAGCAAAATGGGCACTTGGAAGCACCAGTACTGTAATGTACGAATAAGGAGAAAAAATGACAACATATAACGTATTTTGCGATACATGTGAAGCTGAGTATTCAGTAACACCATCGGCAGGAATATCAGATTTAATTCCAACAAATTGTTCTTATTGTGGATCACAGATATCAGAAGAAACAATTACAGAAATTGAAGAAGATTGGACGGATGAAGATTGGGATAGTCTAATAGAAGATGAATGGAACACGGAAGAAGACAATAGATGATCGTAGCAGGAATAGATTATTCCCTAACATGTCCTGCAATGTGCGTATTTGATACTGGAGAAAACAATGACAGGATTGGACATTTTAATTTTTCTGATTGTAATTTTTATTTTCTAACTCAATCTAGAAAATATGATGTGCAATTTAAAAACATAACAGGTAGATTTTTTGACCACGAAGGAATGACTGACGTATTACGATACGATGGTATATCAAATTTCTTTATCGATAAATTGTTAGAAACAGACAAAGACTGTCACGTATTCCTAGAAGGTTATTCTATGGGATCAAAAGGC